CGACAACTTCAAGGTCTTCCTCCAGGAGGCCTGGACCACGGCGCGCATCCGCCAGCGCATCAAGGACCAGGTCCTCAACAACGGCACCAACGCCTCCGGCTACCGCGTCGTCCTCGACAACGCGAACACGACCGTCGGCGAGACGCTCGGCCTGACCGTCAGCGGCATCCTCAACCCCGCCAACAACCTGATCATGCCGCTCAACGTCGAGCCGTGGTTCAAGGCGGGCAGCCTCGCCCTCTTGAGCCGCACTCTTCCGTTCCCGAATAGCAACATTCCCAACGTCTGGGAAATGATGCTGGTCCAAGACTACCTGGGCATCGACTGGCCGGTCATCGATGTCAACTACCGCAACTCGGTCATCGCGTATGGCGCGCTGATCGGGTACTACCCGGCCGGCAATGCCTGGATCCGCAGGATCAAGAACTCCTACGGCGCTGGCACGACCATCCAGTAGCTCGCAGCTTCTCCGGAGGCGGCTCATCGGGGGCCGCCTCCTCTCTTTCCAAAAAGGAGTCTGATGTCACAACCAGTCCGCCTCGAACTCCCGCCTGGCTGCAACGGCCTGGACACGCCAGATCGCAGCAGGGTCTATGAACCGAAGGAGCGAGGGGGGGCGGTCGTGATCGACGACAACCCTGGCTATGCCCACGCATTGGCCGCCGCAGGCCTCCGTGTGCTGCCCTCAAAGGCGATCAGCCTGTTTCGCCCACCGCAGGCCTTGAAGAGCTGCTCGTGCGGCCGCCTCAACTTCGCAGATAACGACACCTGTCCTGTATGTGGTGCAGACATCTCATCAACGGAGGTTTTCGTCCAATGAGCAAAAGACACTTCGTCCGCGCGCCCCGCCCGGAGCAATACGTGCGGGACAGCCAAGGCGCGGTCATCAGAACCGAGCTCGCGCCCCACAGCGCGACACAAATCGGTTTCGACGGCAAAACGCTGAAGGCCAACAAGAACGGACTCTTCGAGGTCACGCAGGACGAGCACGACCGGCTGGTCGGCCAGCATGGCTTCGAGTCAGCCGGGACCGCGGATGACGACAGCGGCAAGCCCGCTTCCGAGCCCGCGACTGATCCGGAGGCCTCCAAGCAGGCGGAGACGAAGAAGGCCTCGCGCAAGCCGGCGAAGCGCACCGCGAAGAAAGCACAGAACCCCGCGGCCGAGGCTTAGTCAGCGGGCGTGCCTCGCTATCGCAACGACTACGACACGCCACGGTCGATCCCCGACGCCAACGTCGAGCTGGTCGAGCCGGGCGCGGAGTTCGAGTCGCCTATCGAGCTCCACAACCCGCTACTGACCCCGCTCAAGCCAGCTGGCCAGGTCTTCAACCTCGAGACCCTGCGATGGGAGAAGCCAGTTTCCGGCGGAAAGGCCAAGGCGAAGGTCGAGTAGATGACCCAGCGGCTGATCACCGGTCTCGAGCTGCAGGAATCGCCGACCGGTTTTAGCTGGTCCGACATTTCTGAGCTCGGAACGACGTCGGCGATCGAAGCGATCGAGCAGGCGAATGTGATCGATCGCGCATCCGGCATTGTCCGCGGCTACCTCGATCAGGATCCGACCGCCACCATCGACACCGAGGTCGCGCGCCTCGGCAGCGGATCCGTCAAGACCTGGGTCGACACCTATGGCTGGTTATGGTTCAAGACGGACCGTTTCCCGATCCTGTCGGTGACGTCACTGCAGTGGGCGACCACGCCCGTAGGCAGTGCAGGTCTCACCTACAACTCGCTGACTGCGGCCAACGTCCTCATCTATGGCGAGGACTTCCGGCTCAATCGGCTGGCGGATTTCTCACAAGACTGGACCTGGCTGCGCAACACGCCCGGGCTGATCAAAGGCGTCTACGTCAATGGCTGGCCCAACATGCTGCTGCAGGCCTCGATCTCGACAATCGGTAATCAGCAGGCAACAGTGGATACGACTACCGGCCTCACCACGACAGCGGGGGCGATCGGCAACCAATTGACGGTTTATGACGGCGCCAACACGGAAGTGGTCACCGTTATATCGGTCGATGACGCCACGCACTTCCACGCTATCTTCGCGAACACGCACACGGTCTCTGCGATCAATCCGGTCGGCATCTCGGCATTACCGTCGGACCTCAAGCAGGGGGCGATCTGGACCTGCCTGGCCATCGCGCGCGTGCGCGGTGAGGACGCCGTCCAAATGGATTCGAGCGGCAACGTCCATGGCACGACGGGCTCAGGATTTGACGGCGACGCCTGGGCGAAAGCCGAATACGTTTTGCAAAGATTTCGGAGGATCCCCTGATGGCTCGACGTCTCGCTCATCATGCGGCGGTCCATCACCAGCGCAAGGTGCTGCGGCACAAAGCGCGCCGCGCTGGCGTTTCGCGAAGACGACCCAAACGATCCGTGAAGGTGACCAGGGCCTGAAATGGAGCAAGTCAGCGTCACGGTCACTGGACGCGAGCGCGCGGTTCAGCGCGTCGACGCGATCAGACTCGGCCTCCGCGCTGTCCAGCGCCATGTGGCGAGCGAGTCAGGCCAGCTCCTTCGGGCAGCTCTTCGCCGGGAGGCCCCTCAGCGCACCGGCGCCATGGCGAAAGCGATCGGCTATCGGACCAGCGCCGACGGCGAGACGGTCAAGCTTCGCTTCCACGGTCCATGGAAAACACACTTTGTGACCAAGGGCACCAAGGAACACGACATCTGGGCCGGGTTTTACTCCGGCAAGTCGGACAAGCGGTTCCTGTTCTTCGAGGGATCCGGCGTCGCTCATGTCCACCACCCAGGCGCGAAGGCAAACAACTTCGTGCAGCGGGCCTATGACCGCTCCATCTCGGGCATCCGCGACCTGGTGCGCGCGGCCGGCGCGTCACTGATGGGCAGATGACCGAGCTGGCGCTGCGCTCATACGTGCAGACGCAGCTGACGACCAACGAGGTGCTGCCGACCGGCACCGGGCGCTACAAGAGCTTCACCGCCCATCGCGAGATGTTGAAGCGTGAAGTCCTCGGCTCTCACATCGTCCTCCAGATCGGCCGAATGAGCTCCCACGAGGTGCGTGAGGCCGGGGCTCGCGGCATCGGCAAGAAGCGCCTCGACTGGACCATCGAGCTCCTGATCGTTGCGAACGGCAAGGATCCGGACCTCGATGCGGACGACTTCTCCGTCTTCGTCGACAACACCAAGAAGGTGTTCCGACAGGCGAGTTTCACTCCGCTGCCGGCGACGCTGACGGATCCTCAAACGAGCGAGGCGAGCACCCTCACGCACATCGGCGAAAAGATCGAGCACGAAATCCTCGATCCCGACATGGAGACTGTGCAAGGCCGGATCCTCTTCCGCGCTCGCATCACGCTGACCGCGAAGGAAATCATCACTCAGTACTAAGCCGCTGCCGCGGCGATCGCTTGTCGCCCATCACCACACCTCGAAGGAGGCCATCCCAGCATGCCGCTCAACCTCACGCCCCAGCCCACGTTCCAGACCCAGATCGGCCTCGGCAAAGAGCCCATCGGCTCGTGGGGCATCGCTGTCGCCACGGCCGCCTACTTCCCGGTCGAGAAGCCGAAGTTCGAAGACGCCCCGAAGTGGCTGTACGACAAGGGCAACCGCGGCAAGCGAGCGCGGATCTACACGATCCAGCAGGGCGTGATCTCAACCCAATTCGAGCTGCCCGACATGAAGTTCTACCCCGACGACTCCGGCCACTTCCTGTTCGGGATTCTGGGCACCGATGTTGTCACAGGGACCAACCCGTACACCCACACGCTTACCGAGCTTGACTCGGTTCCGAACTCCTATACGCTGACCGACTTCAGCTCTCTCGGTGCAACCGGCCAGGCGCGCCAGTACACGGGCTGCTACTTGGAGGAGGTGACGCTCAAGTACACCGTCGAGGGTGACCTCCTTCTCTCCGCGAAGGGTTTCGGCAAGCCATCAACGCTGGTCGCCAAGCCTGCGGCAGCCTACTCAACGCAGCCGTTCTTTGAGGGTTATCAGGCGCAGCTCACGCTCGCCGGACAGGTCAATGCCCGCGTCATGGGAATGACCTTCACGGTCAAGCAGAAGAACACGATCATCTTCGGCGGCAACAACCAGCAGGGCCCTACCGCCATCAACGTTGCTGGCATTGAGATCGTTGGCCAGGCGGATGTCGAGCCCAACGACGAGACGGAGTTCCTCTACATGCTCAACAACACCCAGCCGACGTCGTCGCTGCTGTTCACAAGCGGCACGAACACCCTCACGCTGCAGAACACGAAGCTCATCTTCACCAAGGGCCCGATCGACCGCAGCGGAGACTACGTGAAGCTCCCGCTCAGCTTCGAGGCCGCATACAACGCGACCGACGCAGGCGTCTTCAAAGCAATCGTCGTCAACCCACGTTCCACGACTTACTGATATGGAACTAGACGAGCTTCAGTTGCCGTCTGGCGTGGGCTGGGTGAAGATGCGGCGGAAGATCCTCTGGGGCGACGAGATGGCGGTCGAATCCGCTGCGCTGGCTGCCCAAAGACAGGGCCAGGCGCTCCATGCAGTTAAACGTCAGCGCATCTTCCAGCTGATCGAGGGCTGGAGTCTCTTTCTGGCTGGAGACGGAACGATTGGGCTGAGCGGAAGTCCGCTGCCGATGCAACCGGAATCGCTCGACCGCCTCGAGCCAGAGGACGGCGCATTCCTCTACGACTACGCGAAACATCGCTTCGAGCATCGCGAGGATGTCGCAAACCCTTTCGTGCCCGCATCGCCCAAGTCCTCACTGGAAAGCGACCAGCCTCCCTCATCGGAACAGAAGTCGAGCTGATCCGCTACTTCCCGGCGTACACGGTGAGCGCTTTGCGGGCTGAGGACCGAATAGTCGTCCTCCACATGCTGGCTAGCTTGAATCGGAGGAGGGCTTCCTAGTGGCGACCGATGAAGAGCTGCTGGACATAGTTCTCCAGATCAGGGCGACGGGCCAGGCCGAGGCCGAGGCCGTCAACCAGATCCTCGCCAACACCGGCACCATCGCGACGTCAACCGCGACGCAGGTAGGCGGCCTGACGACGGCACACAAAGAGCACGCGGACGTCCTCCAGACGGTCAGCGGTTACACGACGACTTACGGTGGGGCTCTGACGGCGCAGGAGGAGCACTACGCCAAGCTCCAGCTCTCAAGCAAGGAGTTTGCGACCGCTGAGCGCGACATCACATCGGAGGCGTCGAACGCTGCACGCGCGATGGGTGCGATGGGCAGCGAGGGCGCGCATGTGCTTGACCGCTTCGCTGCGTTAGGCGGCGTTATGGGCTCGGGCGGGGCGCTGGGGATTGGGATCGGAGCTGCACTCATCGGTGGCGGCGCGGTTGTCGAGATGGGCAAGTCGATGGTCGACAACGCAGGCAAGCAGGAGGAAGCGCAACGCAACCTCGCGGCCGCCTATGCATCACTGGGCAAAGAGGTCCCGACCGCGGCGATCGACGCCTTCATCACCGATAACGAGCGGCTACTCCCGAACATGTACGAGACCGAGAACGCCTTCGCGTCCTTGGCCCGCGCAGGGTTCTCGATGTCGGATCAGTACCGGCTGATCAACGATGCGATCGACCTTGCCGCGGCGAAGCACATCGACCTGACCACAGCGACCAATGATCTCATCCTTGCCCACAACGGGCAGACGCGTGCCTTGGGCGATCTCGGGATTGCGATCAAAGAGGTCGTCAACCCACAAAAGGACCTCGAGAAGGCTCAGCGCGAGGCCACCATCGCGAGCAAGGAGAAGGCGGCAGCCGATCGAGCACTCTACGAGGAGACGATCCGCCTCCGCGATCAGGGCTATGCCCCAACCGAGAGCCAGCTGTTCCGCCTCCAGGATCTCCGAGCCCGCGATACCGATGCCACGCTGAAGAACAAAACCGCGCAGCAGGAGCTCCAAGTTGCGCAGGGCGAGGTCAATGCCGGCGGCAACCAGTTCAACGAGATCCTCGCCCAGCTCGAGCCGAAAATAAAAGGCTCCCGCGGTGATGTTAGCGACCTGGCGCAAGCGCACAACAAACTCTCGATCGAGTGGGAGCGTCTCAGTAATCAGAATGGTCCGGCCCTCGAGGGGGCCCTAGCGGATATCACCGGCGGTGTCGCGGACATGCTGCAGACGATGCGCACGAGCGACTCGGGCGGCGATAGCGGGTGGGCGCACATGGACGCCGGGATCATCTACTGGGGCAGCCTGGTCAAGGACGCGATCGGCTGGATCGGCGACCTGGGCAGCGCATGGGACGACCTGGTGCGCAAGGTCGGCGGCACCACGAGCGGCTCGTTCCGCCCTGGCCCCCACGGGCCCGTATACTCAGACACTTCCCCGGGCCCGGGCCCCTCCTCCCAGCCAGTCCCTGGTTACAACGTCAACACCTACATCTATGGGGTCACCGATCCCCAGGCTGCAGCCCGGGCAGCGCAGAGAGCGATTCAAGGAGCTCTACGCACATGATCGTGAACCAGCTCGACCTAGGCGGCAGCCACCCGTGGCTGGCTCCGGACCTCGGTCAGATGATCGGCGAAGTCCTTATCGAAGGCTACGACACAGCCGTCTGGCCGCGCGGAGCGCTATCGCGCAAACAGACCGTCGGCTTCCGTCTCATTGGCTGGCAGGCGATCGGCGGGGCGCCGGCAAACAGCCAGCTGGCCACTCAATACCTGCTGAAACAGGTGGAGGAACTGGCCGCCAACCGCGACCTCCAGCCCTGCTATATCCAGTGGAGCGCCACAGCGCAACCAGGTGCCGCGCTCAATGCCGTTGACCTACATGACGGCTGGTACACCATTGACGGCTTCCGTCCTGACTACGCCAACTATGTCGTGACGGGGATCGTCGATTGTTCGATGACGGTGACCTTCGTGGCCCCCGCGGCCCCGCACAGAATGGCGCTCTGGTACTCGGGCGCCGGGCTGTCCACGAACTACACCGGCGCAGGCATCAACCTCGTTGCGCTCCCGCTCGGCGCGACGGCGCTGGAGGCATCATTCACACGCATCGGCGGTGAGGGCGCGATCCCCTGTATCTCGGCTCCCGCCGCGTCTCCGGAGCACTTCATCCTCAGCGCCACCCTCGCCAGTACATGGAAGGGCGGAGTCCATGTCTACGACACTATCAACACCGGCACGAATCCGGTCCCCTCGGCGGCCAGCGGTCTGTTCGTCAACGCCAACTGGGTTGAGCTCTTCGGAACAGATCACGACTTCGTCGGCGATTGCGTGATTACGAACGGGCTACAACTCCTGCTCTTTCAGACCGGGCAGACCAACCTCTGCCTGGCATATCTCTGGAACACGTCGGCGGCCAGCGTCGGCTGGCAGCAGTATGGAACCCTGATCCTCCAGAGCAATGGCGCCGCCAACAGCAGCCTGCGCTCCTACTCGCTGATTCGCGTTGGTCCCGAAGAGGCGGCAATGTCGACGATCTCGGCGGGATCGGATAGCCAGGTTCAGCAGGTGATCCTTCGCTTGCAGCGCGGCCATTACGAGGTGCGCACGGACCTGCGCCCGCTTTCGCAGGCATCGGTCACCGCCAGCTCGCTGATCCTCCAACTTCCCGCCACGTACAAGATCGAGTTCAACTCCATGAAGGCCGGCGACAACGCGATCAGCGAAACCGCCCCGGTCGTCGCCACCGATTACGGGTACGGAGCTGCGTTCATCACCAGCACTACATATCCGCTCATCGCGGGTTTCCTCTACCAGAACAAGCCGGGCACATCCCAGCCCGGCGGTGGGGCCAACAATGCCAACGTCGGCCTCGGCGACACGACCTCGCTCGCCATCAATGCTCAGCGCTCCTACGGCTTCTTCGCTGTCCCATATGGGGTCAGCGGATCATCCAGCCCCGCTAACCTGCAGCTCCTCGCCACCGCGGCAACGGCGGTCGGCACGACCTCAACGGCGGCCGACGCGGCTTCTTCCGGAGGCACGGTTGTGCGGGCCCAGGGGAATCAGCCGCCAACCGCCACCGGCATATCCACAACGGAAACAGGGACGGGATTGGCGAATGGAGACACATATTTTCCGGCCATTCGCGCACGCTGCTCGCTGGCCAACGCGTCCGCCAGGCTGAAGATAGCGGGAATTGCGAACGGGCCGGTGGTCGACAACGTCTTTCGCTGGCTGCTGAACTCCATTGCCACCACCGCAACGGGCTCGGCCACAGACCAGTTTCTGCTGGCCGAGGAGATCTACCTGACCACGGTAGCCACGCCGGCGGCGATCTATGCCTTCACCGCCCCAGTTCACTACTACCGCCTCGGCGAGGCGAGTGGAACCGTCGCGACGGATGCGATGGGTAACGGCAACGGCACCTACACAGGGTCTGGCATCACCTATGGGGTGACCGGGATTGGCCAGAACACCGACAAGGCGGTCACACTCGCTTCTGCATCGAGCGCCAAGGTCGGTGCGATTCCAATCACCAGTCTCTCCACCGGGGCGGGCGCGTGGTCACTCGAGGCCTGGGTCAATGCCGCCGCGTTCAGCACCAACGAGATCATCGCGAGCTATGGCGATGGCAACGTCGCGCATGGCTGCGCCCGGATCTGGATCGATACGACTGGCAAGCCAAAGGTCGACGACGGCACCACGAGCATCATCGCTACGAGCGCCATCTCAACCTCGGCATGGCACCACATCGTGGGGACCTACGACGGTGCGAATCTGAATCTCTATGTCGACGCTAGCTTGGTGGCCGGCCCGACCGCGGCCGCGGCGAACATCCAAGCAACGGCAAACTCAGGGCGAATCGGCTGCAACAACAGCAACGGGACGGACATCAACTTCTTCAACGGATCAATCGACGAGGTCGCGTTCTACAACTACGCCCTGACCGCTGCCCAGGTGACCGCACATTTCAACGCCGGAAGCGTGGCCACCTACCTCCACCTCGACGAGATCGCGCTGCTCCCAGCAACACGCGCGGCCGCCAAGACCGGGCCGCAGGACATCTTCCAGCAGTTCCTGTTCGACCGCGGTGTTCGTTGGCTCCAGCCCTAGATGCCAGTCGGGATCCCGGGACTTCTACGCTACCGAGTCGTAATCACCGGCCCGAATGGCTCCGAGATCACCAACGACCTCCCGCATCCACACCAGAGCTCGTGGACGATAACGGCAATGCAGCCAGGCCAGCCCTCGAGCGCTGCGGTGGGGTCCTTCACCCTTCCACTCTTCCCACCCGGGTCCAAGGAATACCTGGCCGCCAAGCCGATCTACGACCAGCTCGACCTGGCGCAGCGCGTCGAGGCGTACATCAGCCCGGACGGAGCTTCGCTCGGGAAGCTCTATCAGGCAGGGATGATCCGGGCCATCGAGAAGAGCGAGGGCGAGGGCGGAGATGTGTTCCAGCTGACCGGCAATACCGACCTGGCCTGGGCCAATTTCACCCGGCCGTTCCCAGGCGAACTTCTCAGCAACGATGTCACCTCCAACCAGATCCAGTCCTTCATGGGCACCAACGAGGTCGGATGGACCGATACATTCAACCCGTTCACGCCCAGCAATTACACGTCGGCCAGTCAGCCTGGGTTCACTGCCGGCACTTGGTCGGGCACGACTGACGATGGCTTCAACGTGGTCTCTTGCTCGACGGGAACCGGCGCCATCCTGATTGCTAAGACCGGCCTTGCCGCGGCCGATAGATGGCATTCCCATTATGTCGAGGTCACCGGGCGGCTGACTCCATCTGCCGACGGCACGCAGGCCGGTGGGATCGGGATCGGAATCACTAACAACAACGCCAATCTCAACGACGGCATGATGGGGCTCGCATCCGTCTACAAGGACACTGGCGGCCGCTACGCGCTCAGCGGGCAGATCAACGGCTTTGCGGGCGGCGTGGCATCGGCACAGGGCTTCTTCAGCGCTCTCCAGGACGTTGATGACCCGAATGGATTCGTGCCCTTCACCATCGGGGTCCTGATTACGACCGGCGGAAACAGCAACGGAACGGCGACATTGACGTTCTTCGTCAATGGCAAGGTGGTCGGCGTGAACCGCACGACCTATGTCCCCGGCACGGCGCTGCGCTACCCAGTGATCGCGTTTACGGTCCCAAACAGCGGGACGGCCACCGTCTACTACACCAACCTCGTCCACATGACCCGCTTCAGCGTCGACGGGCCCTCCAGCGCGGCCATGTTCGCCAAGGGCGCCTTCAGCGCCTCCGTGCACTCGCTCGGATTTGGCACCGATCCAGGGCCAACCTGCCTTGATGTCTGGACTCGCTGCGCCACCCGCGAGGGCTGGTACTGGCGCTATACCCCACAACCCTATGTCGTCGGCACACGCACGCTGGGTACATTGGACTTCGCTCCGGACCCCGGTACCGACCGTTCCACGTCCTCCATCTTCAAGCGCCGCCTCGGGAACTTGCTCTCGTTGCGACTGTCGGGCAATGCTGATCAGTTCTCGTCCGGCACTGTGGCGACCAGCCTCTCCAGCCCCGATGGCGGCGGCCTCGGGTTCTGGCGCGACATCGGGACCATGACCAAATACGGTGTCATCGAGGATCAGACCCTCGCCCTAACTGCGGGAGACTTCAACAGCCTGCGTCGTGCGGCCTACCAGATCACGGCCAATAAGGTGCTCATCGGAACCAAAGGGGCCAAGACCGCTGTCGTGCTGCGCGACGCCGAGACCGTGGACAAGTGGCGCGAGCTGGATCGCATAGTCATCGACGACCCCGACCTCGGGATCAACAACCTGACAGCACGCGTGATGGGCTATACGTTTACCGAGGGCGACCCCAGGCAGACGATGTATCTCGACCAATTCGGTGACACCTGGGATGGGGAGTCGGCCCTTGCCGGCGCTCCGCCCACCCCAGCCTGGGGCCGAGGCCCGAGATGATCATCGCCAAGCGCCTGCAGCAGGGCGTGTTCGCCGCCCTCAACGCGGCCAACCGCTACGGCGGAGCGAACGGCGCCGGCAGCGGATTGGCGGGCGTGTTGGCCAATGGCGGCTTCGCCGCTGCGGGCAACCAGGGCGGCTATTCGACCGCCAACTCCTCGACCTGGGTCGACATCACCAATACAAGCTTCACGATCAGCGTTCCTCGAACGACCTTTTTCCTGTACCTCGTATATGCGACCGGCCACATCTCGGGCGGTGCGGGGAACGGGTTTTTCCGCGGCAACATCGTTGGCTACGACACGACCGCGTCGCCGTTTGTGAACAGCAGTGCCGCGGAGAATGGCTTCATCTGGTACGGCCCGCAACTCAAGGGGCCGATTCAGCCGGGGAGCTACACCGTGAAGATGCAGGCGGCGACAGACAACGGAACTACCCTAACGATTGACCAGTTCTTCCACCAGTTCCTGTTTCTCGGTGCGTGAAGGCAGCACCGCGCCTCGCAGCGCTCCGATGAGGTAGGCCAGACCGAGCAGGCTCTTGGTCACCTCGTTGAGGATCTCGTTCCCCCAGTTCAGTGGCGCGACCTGGCCGGCGACGTTGTAGTGGAAGCCAGTGACGATCCATGTGGTCATTGCAACCAGGAAAAGCACGCTGATCCGCCAGTCGGGACGAATCCCCATGAGCCAGGCGAGAATCACCCAGCCTGCCACGGCGGCCGTCCCCCAGACGAAATCCGCCATCGGCCAGTGGTAACCGACGATGCCGACCACGTGGTAGATCGTCTCGAAAACGCTGGTCCACGCGACCACCGTCACGATGCCCGCAAGGATGCTTCGCCGACCAACGGCCACCACCGTGAATACGACCACCGCACCCAGCAAGGTGCTGATTCGGATCGGCCCGATCGACGGAATCCAGAACCAAACGCCACTCACCTAAATAGATATACCCCCGGCTAACTGGAATCACTCAAAAATCGGAGCAAACGCGCGTGATTGAAGGACTAGACAGCGCCACCGAACCGACTGTCGCCCAGGTGCAAGCGGCGGCCGCCGCTGGGCGGCGGATCTGGTCCGGATACCTGGCCAGCGCTCCCTACGACGGCGGATCGCACTTTGGCCTCTGGCATCCTTGGTCGCAGGGTGCGTTCGCCGCAGCATGGTTGACGGGGTCGCAGCCCCTCGCCTACTGCTCAGGTTCGGACGATCCGGTCGCGGTGAGTGCGCTCGCTCGAGCGTGGAGCCTTCGACCCTGCCTGGATGTCGAGCGTGGGATCCGGCCGGATGGTCTCTGGGTTCAACCATGGATCGACGCCGCCGGCGCAGACATCATGGGTCTGTACGGCAACTACGGAGTGCACACCGGGCGCCGCGCTGCATTCCACGTTCTCGCCGCCTATCCGACCAGCGGCGATCCGTCAGAAGCGAGCTGGTGGGATCAGACGCCTCGGCCTGCCGGACCTTGCGGCTGGCAGTGGTCTGGAACGCATCCGGAGTTCGGGGTCAGCGTCGACAGCACATGGTTCGACGACTGGTTCGTAGGCGTACACGGCCCCGGCGGGGGGCAATTAGGAGGTTACGACGTGATCCATCCTTCGATGAAGTACATGATCGCCCATAGCCTGGTTAGCCTCTATGGTGGGCCGGATGACTTTCCGGACGACGCCACCATTGTCGCCCTCGGGAACTCAATCGCCGACGACGGCAGCAACGCCGATACCGTGCTGCGAACCATCCGCAACCGACCGGAAAACGTGAAGTGGGAACAGCTCGCCGTCGACCTCAAGGCTGGCAAGTACGATCCCCAGCCCGACGTTGATCCCATCCCGATTCCCCCGCCTCCTGCCAGGCCTCACCACCACAGTGTTCTTGGCGTCATCAATACCGGCAAAGCGATCACATAAGTGGGTGAGCGCTTCGTCACTGACGAGCAGCTCGAGGAGCTCGTCACCCAGCGCCTCAAGGATCGGCAGGGCATCATCGACGAGGTGGTCACAGCTCTCAAGCCAGAGCTTGAGGGGATGCGTAGGGAGATCTCGTCGGCCAATCACGTCAAGCGGACCCTTGGCCGCCAGCTGACCGGGCTCACTGTACTCGTGAAGCAGTCGAATGCCGAGATGCGAACGCATGCAGCATTGCCGTTCCATCCCCAGGGTGCGGACATCGTTGGAGATCTCTCCGAAGAGAGCAGCAAGGGCCTCGAGTTAATCGAGCAATTCGGAATCGCTGAGCTGAGCCTTGAACAGAAGCAGGCGCTGCCCGAGGTCCTCGAGGAGCACGTCCGTATGAAGCAGGAGCGTCGTCAGGTCGATCGCCGCGAGAGAAGGAAGCAGGCCTGGCTCTTGGTCGCCAGTCAGTTCGTCGGCGCGATCGCCGGCGCACTGGTGGCGGCCGCCTCGATCGTCGCCTATCTCCATGCCACCACGCCACAAGGAGTCCGTCCATGAGCGACGAGGCCAAGGCCGTAGCTGCCCACGACGGACCTCAATCTCACCATTACACCGTTCATTTCCCGCCCCATCCAGCCCGGACATCGGATCCGCACTACAAGGACTTCGACCACTTCCACAAGAAGTTCCGATCGACAGCACGATGCTTCGTCGGTGCCAAAATCGGCTATCAGGATTGCCGCGACGCGCAGGGCAACCCGACGCCGGCGCCGGATGATCCCAACGCCGAGCAAGCGGGCCTCGAGCTCCACCACGCGCATGTCGAGTTCTCGTTGCAGCAGGGAATCGACCTTGCGGCGCTCGAGAAGGACTTCCCCGGTATCTCTGACCCAACGCAGGTCGGTGCCTGGGTCGAGTCAGATCAGAACTTCCGATGGCTCTGCGTCTTCCACCACCGCGGACCTGGCGGAGCGCATACCGCGGCACATGCCGACTGGGAAGCCGAGCAGTACGTCCGCGGTCTGATCAGCAAGTAGCCCGGGCGGCCTCAGCCGGCTGCCGCCTCGAGCTTCCCCCACCTCGCCGGCGACAAGGAGATCTCCTTCATGACCTGGCTTCGTCCTTTCCGCGTCCTCGCTTCGGTCATCCTCGCTGTCGTTGCATTCCTTGCCATCACCGCGGCCACAGGTGATGCAGCGCAAACCGGCATCGCGATCGCCGGCGCCGTGGTCCTGCTCTCACCGCTGGCCCTCAAGTACGTGAAGCTCGATGGGCCGACGATGGTAGCAGTCAGCTATCTCACCGCCCTGGTGATCGCCGCTGTTGCGCTTGCGCTGACTGGCCAGGCGAAGGTGGATCCTTCGAGCGCCGGCTCAGTGCTCGCGTTCGCCACTGCGCTCTTCGGTCTGCAGCAGGTGATCTTCCAGGTCTTCAAGGACCATCCATTCGCTGGACCGCTACTTAAGTAGGTTCACCTTCCCCCCCCTCGCCGCCGGCTGCCGCAAGGTGGCCGGCGGTTTCTGCTTTCCGGCGGAAACTCAGGAGTTCGGCAGCCAGCGCTCCCCATTCCAATATTGAGTTCCGTCAGGTGACAAAGCACCGAGCGCGGGCGGAGTCTCGGGCTGCTTTCGCTGCAGTTCGAGCAGATCCACGCCTGGGCGGGCCCGGTATGAAACCGTCAGGGTGCCCATTGGTTTGAAGATCAGCGCAAAGATGCCGAAGAAGAGAACTCGAAGGCAGCCGGATCGGCCATCCGCCCAGGACTGCGACGCTATCTCGTAGCCCTGCTCATAGAGCCGAGGAGCGTCCTCCTGGAATGCTCGGGCGGCTTCCTCGGGGCGCTTGGCGCGGTAAATCCGAATCTCAACCGGTCGAGGCAGTTCGATCACGCATCAAGAGCTTGCACGGCCGCACGGCGACTGTCCAGAGCAACCTCAACGTAGCCCATCACCATTCCTAGCCCGCGGTGGCCGAGATGCTTCGCGATTGTGATTGGATCGACGTGCCGACGATGGAGCTCGGTGCCGCAGCTATGACGGATCTGGTGGCTCTTGAAACGGGGGATCCCGAGTTCTCGACATAATGCGTCCCAGCTGCGCTGAGCCTCTTGGCGACCGAGCCGCCCCAACCAGCCGCGGGTGCTGTACGAAACAAAGAGAGGCGCTGCTTGATCGGGCCGCGCCTCCAGATAATCACTGAGGGCGAGCAAAGCTTTCTCGCTAATCACCAGGTTGTGTTCAGAACCGCCCTTCTGGATCACCATTGCGGATGCATCCACGATCGAGTGCCGATCGAGTGACAACGCTTCCGAGATTCGAGCTCCTGATGACAGGATGAGCCGGAAAAGGGCCCGCGTGCGAAGGTCCACCAGGCTTGTGGAAGGCTGCTCGAAACGGGCAAGGATCCTCTCCAGGTCCAGGGGCGGAATGGGCCTCGGCCGAAGCCGGGGAGAGCTCGGTTGCGAAACACAAAGCCAAAGAGTCGACGTCACGCCGAACTCCTGGCCCGCTCCCCAACGAAGGGCCCCCCTGACCGCCGCGGCCGCCACCATTTGCGATCGGGGCGCGGATCGAGTCCGGAAGTCGTCCTGCCAATCCTCGATGTGACGTCTCCTGAGAGCTTGTGAGCTCCGAACATTGAAACGCTGGAGCCACGTCCCGAAATCGCGGAGCTCGACCTGATATGTCCGGGCCGTATTTGGGCGCCGGCCTCGGCGAGCCAACGAGCGTAGATAGCCGTCGGTGATTTCTAGCCACCAAGTCGGCTGCGGGCCCGCCGCGTTCATCGAATGACTTAACGAGCCCTTAAATTCATGCTTGCGGCGTGGGCGCCAGAAGCTAGGCAGCAACGGCGTTCAAGAGATAAGAGTTGTTAAGCGCGGGTCTTCGGGTGGTCGGCATCGGCTGTGACGGCCCCGAGCGTGACCTCTACCAGCGGGCTCTGGCGCACCATGCGGTCGATGTCGTTTCGCCGCCAGTTCCTCGCGAT